AGTCTAATGCAGCTGTAGAGGTCGGTGCTGGTATCCATTGCGTTGTTAAAAATTTATTTGATGGTTTAACATTGTACATATACTTCCAAACAAACCCATCACCTGTAGAGATGTTACCGTTAGAAGTTGTATAGTCACCTGAAGGTTCGACTGTGGAGTTTGCAGATGCATTATTGGAAACACACTTGTAAACATTTCTTGCCGATGTGATTACATACATCGGTTTCAAATTTTGTGTGGTGTTTGAAGACAATAATGTTGAAACTTCAACTGTATCATCATATTGACGATATTTGGTATTTGAGGTCCAGTTAATCTTTGGAACCACTAATTCAACATCATTTCCCGTTGCTCTTTTCGCAGCAAAGATGTTATCCCAAGTATTTTTTTCTGCTGATATTGTATCGACAATAGAATCTGGAGAAGACTCATTTGCATAGGGGACATGGTTTCCAATAAAGACATATGCTATAGTTGGATTAGCCTCCGAGAACGATTCTTTGAATTGTTCTGCTGTATTAAAAGATAATTTTTTGTTAGTTATTGCTGCCATAAAATCTATTTATGTCACTATAATTAAAGTTTGAGCGCTGGCATTCATAGTCCATGCAGAAGAAACCGAAATATTTGTGTTACTTATGATACTATTTACAATTCTTAATTCGCCATTAACTGCAACATTGGTACCAAGTGTGATTGATCCAAGTGAGTTTGCAATATTAAATTTGGTGTTTACTCCAGTAACATAGATTGACCCGTTTGATACTGATACTGTACCAGAAATTTGGTTAGTAATAGTTCTAGAAACAGCTGTGTCTTTCTGTGTTATAGTTAAATTCTTATTCAAGTCTGCATAGTTTACAAATCCAGATGGATGTAAAAGTTGGCGAAGAACATCTTTATATTTTGTAAACTCTGTCAGAGAGGATGTTATGTAAGAATAATCCACATAATAATCATTACCTTGGAGTTTTCTTTCAGAACTTGATAGAATGGAATCAGATGTTGTCCATCGGCCAGATAAAGTGGAATAAGAATTACCAACTTGAGCTGTTGCAGTTGCAGAGCCATCTCCAAAGTTTATCAAATCAACTTGTGGAATGTACTGATAACCAGCACCACCTGATGTAACTCTAATTCTTAAAATTTGACCAGGAACGGTATCGGTAAGAGCATTCAAATTTTCACCATCACCCATCAAAGATGTGATTGCAATATTAGCACCAGAACCATTAGATGAGGAAACTGTAACTGTTGGGAAACTGCCTTGAGTATAGTTAATGCCGCCAATAACACCTCTTGACAAAGATCCGATTGGTGAATTGTTTGAATGAACCGTTCCATCACTAAACGAAAATGCAACATTTACGGTTGCGGTAGTAGAAGATGTGACTGCATTGATAAATCGTTCTTGGCTTCTAATGGTAATCTTATCTCCAACACCAGGTTCTCCTGCTGCACCAAAAGATGTACCTGTTCCAGTAATAACAATTGAATTGTTCAACACGTTTGCAGTACCAGCAACTCTCTGAGATTGCACTTTAATTTTGGTGATTGTTCCAGAACCAGCCACTTCGGTAACTGCAGCAGCTGCGCCGTAACCATATGTGCCAGATGGATTTGTTCCAAAAATAATTTCATCACCAACTTTGTAATTTACTCCGCCATTATATACATCAATTCTACCAACTGCTCGAAAAGATTTGATATCACTTAGCGTGCTGCCTAAGAAATAAAGAGAACCTTGAGAATCTAATATAGCTGTATTTACAGATGTATTAGAGAATAAAATAATAGCATTAGTTATTGGGCCTAAGTTAGTAACTGTAAGTGAACTTAATGCATCAAAAATTCGTGTATTGATATTTTCGCCAGCTGGAATAACTTGTGAAGGAAATCCATAATCAACCGCAGATAAAGTAATATTTGAATACGTATTAATAATATCATCATTAACTAAAAATGTAATATTAGTATTAGCGCCAGAAGTATCAACACCATCAACAGCACCAGTAAGAAATGAATTGCCTGGAGTGTTAGAACTTGAAATTAAAGAAGCAGTACTAAATCCTGCGCCACCATAATTGACAACAATACGATTTGTTAGACCAGCTGTTACAGACTCAACTTCAGCTGTAGCGGCACTTGTTGCGCCACCACCAAGAATAGTTACGGTGTCACCAACATTATATGAAGCGCCAGAACCTGTGACCAGAATAGATGTTAATATTGAAAATGTATCCGCAACAAGTGTTATCTTTGTTCCATTAGGATCAATAATATCCGTTATGACTTGTTCACCATTAGTAAATATGCCATTTAAAGTTTTCTTATCAATAATTAATTCAAATGGCAAACCAAAGTTTAATCGGTCGGTAATAATACGCTTCGAAGCACTTTCAATAATAGCAGTAGCACCCGATGTTTGGCCTGTAATTTTTCTATTGTTTAATAGAGTAACATCAAAATCATCATATACAACTTTAATCGCTGTGTTTGAAACAGGCGCAGAATTAAAAACCAACTTCCTAGATTCTTTTCGAATTGTGTAATCGGTATTAATTGTTTTTAACACATCGTCAACATAAACTTCAACCGCATCAGGATCAACTTGTTGAGCCAGAAAGAATGTGGTATTTGAACCTGTTCCTGTATACGTGCTACGAATATCAGTTTCTAATTTTAAAAGATTGTCAACTGTCCATTTACCATCTGATATTCGCAAGACATTATTTTTTGGTAAAATAACATCCACTTCATCATTGAACAGCATTCTGAACAATAACTTGAATGACTTTTCATTGCCTCTAGAAATATAAAGAGGTAAAACATTTTTAATAAGTGTTTCTTTGTTTATTTCAACATCTCTAGGAATCAAAGAGGCAAAGTTATTAAAGAAACTTTTTTCAAATGCGCCAATGGATACATCTACATCGGACACATACCTCATTTTTTTACCTAAAGATAACACATCGTTTTTCTGTGTTCCTTGGGCCGTTTCCATAAACTCATAATAGGCTTCAAGGAAAGAAACAAATAACGGATATTCATCCGTTACATATTCAGGTACTTGTTGTGCAACAAGCAGAGATGTTTTTAAATTGGACATTTAATTAATCAGATATTTTAACTAAATCAATTGTGATAGATGTAGGGTCGGTTTCATCAATTGTAATAATTGTGCTTCTAATAGTTTCAACAATGCCCTTTTCTGACTCAAATGATAGTCTTATGTAACCGTCAGCTGAAGCAACAGATAAAATGTTAATATCAAAAATGTTAATTAAACCAGCGTTATAATCAATTTCACCAACATTATCATCAACGATTTGTCTTTGTGCAGCTGAATCATAATAAATTGTTCTAAGTGTTCCTACTCGACCATCTACTATTGCAATCGCTGCTGCGCCATATCCATCACCACCGGTAATTGTTACTACAGCTCGTGTGTAATCGGTTCCACGATCTACGATATTAATATTCTGAACTCTGCCGTTAACAATAATGGCTTCGGCTGTTGCACCAGTACCATCACCAGTAATAGTTACTGTTGGTGCAGAGGTATAACCTGTACCCGCATCAGTAACACCGATTGAGGTAATGCCTGAAGATGACTGAGGTATTTCATCAAAGATAACAGTTCTTTCAATACCATCTACATCCAAAACATTAAAACTGGTTGATGTTAGTTTATTCGTAATTGTGCCACGATGTAAAGGTGCATTAAAATCAATTGCATAATTTTTAGATTGATTTAATACAGGTAAAAATCTTTTCTGTAACCTGACAACAGTTTCAGAGCCAACAATAGAATTTAAATTTGTAGCATCAATCGAATCTTGCATCTTAGACAAAATGAACTTAGCACCAAATTTATTTAATTTGGAATTTCTGTAACCTATAATAGCATTTCTAATATTATTTTTAATGCCATCTGCACTTACAGTTGTTTTCTTAGGATCGTACTGTATGTAGTTGTTAACCAATAAGTATAAAAATTCAGGATCTTTAAACTCTGCTTGAACAGAAACAATAGATTTTGGCTTAACAATATCATTTAAAATTCTTTGTTTTTCAGTTTCAGAAATATAGTAATCTGTTTTTGGTTTAATAGATATGTAAACTTTGCCATAAACTGGAGGAGTTTCTTCTTCGCCACCCCAAACTGAAATAGAATCTAGTGACGGATAATTTCTAGTAATGTATGACTCATAATCTTTAAAAGTAACCAACCTATTTTGTGTAGCAAATTGAGCTGTAGCATTATACTTTACTTCACTAACTGTTTCTCTATTTGAACCACCAGCAGCAACAGATACAGTATCAACTGTAATATTGGTGAATCCACCGATAGCAGCACTTACGGTAAACGAAGAAGCTTTATTTGCAATTGATCCATTTGTTGACAAGTATGTTACATTAATAATTGAACCATCATTAATTCTTCTACCAATAACATCGTCACCAAAATAAATCTTATACTTACCGCCTCTAGCTTCTTGTAAAAAATACACCTCAGACGAATTAGTAACATCTAAAACATCAGTAACTTTATTGTATATTGATATCTGTGAATTACTTGAAGAAGGTCTAACTGAAACTGTAATCGTACTGGTATCAATATCAGCATCCGGAATTTCGAAAATAGCTTTTGGATTTGCAGATTCATCATGTGTGAATGAATATGCTACAAATTGTCCTTCTTTAATTTCTAAGTTCTCAAAGAAATAATTTGTTCCACTTTTAGTAACGGTTGTATCAGCCATTACGTTGAAATTATAATTTTGATTATCGATAGTATTGGATAACAATACAAAACCTTTTGGTATTGTTACCGTATTTACTGTTGTACTACCAGAGTCAACTGTTAAGTTAACAATGGCTGTAGGTGCTGTTTTAGAATAAGGAACATATCCCAATGTTTTAGCATGCGAAACAACAGAATCTCTTAACAATGCGGTATCTAAAAACGACTCATTAGCTACCATATTAAGATAGTATGCATTATAGTGTGTGTTATATGCCAAAAGGTTGATTAACACACTAAGGCCTGAGCCCTCAAAATCATAGTCTTGAAACTGTGACTGTTGTTTTAAATATGATTTTAAGTTGGTTTTGATTGTATCAAAATCAAGTTCTGCAACTTGTAGACGGTTATCTGCCATTTATCGAACTCGCTCTAAGAAAAATTTGATTGCTACCGGGTCGGTTCTATTGAGGATTTTAAACAATAGCTCAACTTGAAATCCATTATTGTCAAAATCTGGTTTAATAACAACTTTAGAAACACTGGCTCTAGGCTCAAAATTATCAATTGTTTCTATAATCTCACGTTCAATTAGAGTTGCTGTAACCATATCTAATGGTTCAAATAGAAGTTTTCTAATATTGCAACCAATTTCTGGTTGAAAGGGAATCTCATAGTGGTTGGTTGAAACTAAATTCTTAATTGAATTAATTACCGCTAGTTCAGCCCTATGTTTGTTAATGTCTTTACGGATTGGATGAATTGCAAAATTCAAATCCAGGTCCAACCATTCTCTACTTGTTGTTATTGCTGTTGCCATTTTCTATTTATGTCACTGGTTAGCAAGCCTAGATTTTAATTTATCAGTTCCAATAAAATTTTGGACTAAGCTGTCTTCAGATACTCCTAAATTTGAATATCTGCGTATACTTCTAGCTTCACTAACTAATTCATTTGATTTTGTGTAGAAGCTCTCATCATGTACTCGCCTTTCCAAAAACAAAGTATTTAAAGTATTAGCAACTGTGGCAATACTATTTACGGCCGCATATGATAAATTTGAGACTTTTGTTGTAATTACATCTTCACCAACAGTTTCAGTAGTTATTGTAATGCTGCTATTAATCGTATTAGCATATGTAACAACAATATTAGCATAATCGTTAATAGTATTAGCTATGAGAATACTTGTAAAACTGCCTAACATGGGTGCATTGTCTTCACGACCATCAATTTGATATGTTAAATATGTTAATGCTCGACCAATTTGCATGGCTTGTTCAAGGTGTGGTTTATCAGCTGCGTCCGTATTTGCAGTAATTGGAACTACACCAGAAATTCTATTAGTGTGGTTTATAAATTGTACTATTTGACCAGGAACATGAGTTTCAACTATTGGTGGCGCTTCAGCACTTCCAGTTATAACATTATAACCAGCAATAGATTTAATATCAGCATTAATTGTTGTCCATAATGCCGTTAAATTACCAGAGCCCGTTACTGAGCTTGTAGTATTGATTAAAGTATTGGCAGAAAGCCAAATAGTGTTACATGAGATTGCTACAGGGTTTACATAATAACCAGTAATATCATTATTTACCAAATCATCTTTCATCCATTGACTTGATACCAATGCCGGTGCTGCATTCATCTGTTGTATAGCTGTGTTTGGTAATACAGCTATTGTACCAGTTGTATCTGTAAAATTAAAACCTGTTCTATCAAAAAGAGTCGCCATAATATATCCTTAAATCATTTTTGGAATTGGTGGACCTGTAGGTCCTTTGAAACTAGCGTGAAAGTGGCAATTATGTAGTGCAGTATTTACCAAATCAGTCATCAACACAGCATTCATTGTTCCAAAGTTAGCAAGTGGTGATTGGATAGAAAGTAGTGAGGTTATTGGACCAGCACTAAACATTCCTAAAGGACCGGCTCCAACTCCCAATGCATCTACTCTATCAGCTGTAAGTGATTTGCCTGTTATGTGTCCGTTAACTGACAAGTCGCCATTTAATTGTAGATGGCTACCTGTCATAATATTTAGTGAGCCATCTATTACGTTACCACAACCAACAGTCATATCAGATTTTGACATTAGAGATGCAACACCATTAACTGCTAGGTTATATTCACCTTTAACAATAAGAGTGTAATCTTTTTCCACAATTTCTTTTCTGTTACCTTTAACATGAAGAATGGAATCACCGTTAATAGTGATATTGCAAACACCACTAATTAATACATTTTTATTTTTGGTAATAATTTCATAACCATCACCATAAATTTTATGCACTTCATCTCCATTTGGATGCATTTCAGTAAATGTTCCAGAGCGATGGTGAATCCTAATACGCTCGCCGCCAGGAGTATCATCCATTTCAAACATATGTCCAGAAGGTGTTTGAGTAATATTATTAAATGGATATTTTGGTGGATATTCTGTAGATGCTGGAGATTCCGGTTCAGTCCAACCC